ATATATAATACATAATACAAGTATGAAAGATTTTGCACATACACACATTAGAAATCTATCAGCTTGTAAATGGTTAATTGAATTAAGTTTAAAAAAGAAAGTTCCTTATGATATAAATAGATATTTTTTAATAAGTCTATCTAGGATAAATAATGATGAAAATTATTTAAGAAAGATAAACGAGTTATTAGAGAATAAGAAAAAGAAAGAATATTATATAAATGTTAATAAAGGTAGAAAAAGACTGTGAAATATCAGTCTTTTTTGAGTACATAGAAAGTGTGAAATTATGGCAATTAAAAAAACGAATGTAATGGTATTTTGTCCGATATGTAATTGCGAGTCGGAGTCTATAAATTTTTATGAATCGCAAAATCCTCACGATGGTTGTGAATTTAACAAAGATGGAAGTGTTAAAAAAATAGGCTATGTAAGATATTGTAAAAAAGATATAGCCAAATGTTATCTTGACTATCTCAAAAAAGGTACAATGCAATCGGCTGTATATTTTACTTGTGCATTAACTGACACACCATTTATTAAAGAAGTATGGGATAGGTACATAGAATTAAGAAATGAAAAGATTAAGAGTGGTAAAATAACCCCTACTCAATTAAAGACATATAATGACTTTGCTAAATATAGAGAACAATTAAAAGCAATGAAAAAAGCTACTGATGATTGGAATGATTTTAGTGCTACTAATGTTGATTATAAAGATATTATGGGATTGAAGAAACCCGATATTGCATTAGAGGCTGAAAAGGATAAATTTATTCTTAATTGGGGGAAGTATGATTCTCTACAAGATTATCAATTGCTTGAATTTTATTATGATGAATTAACTGACGGAATTACTTTTAAAAACAAAGCACATGAATTATTATATCGTGATTTATGTCAAGCAAGATTAAAAAAGAGAAAAATTGAGAGTGGAGAATCAGATGATGATATTAGTAAAATTCAAACTCAAATATTAACTCTTATGAATAAATTAAAAATTGATAATTTTCAAGAAGAAAAAGATAAGAGTACAATAGAAGAAATTATTGAAAAACAAATATGGGAAGTTGAAAATACAGAACCATGTGAAATCATTGATAGAGAATATTGGAAAGATTATTGTGATATAGGTAAGAATTGGGGTAAGGAAATTATTCGTGCTGTTAAAAATCTTATAACTGGAAGTAGAGAATTTCCAAATATTGAATCTTATGATAAGAAAAAAGAAGAATAATATATGGAATTATTAGAAAAGTTAATTAAAGAAAGAAAACAAAAAGAAGAAAAACGAAAAAAACCTATCGACCCCGAAGTTAAGAAAAAAAGATTAAAGAGTTGGACATCTTTCTATAGGAGAAATATAAACTTATATGCAAGTCACAGACTGCAAATAAAATTACACCCATTTCAACATATTATGTTGTATTTAATGGGGGTTAGTCAAGTATTTTTTGCAATATGTAGTCGTGGTGCTTCTAAGAGTTTTTTGGTGGCTCTCTACGGAATATGTAAAGCCTTATTGAACCCTTATAGCGAAATACATATAACAGCAACGACAATAAACCAAGCGAAGAAAATGGTTAAGAACAAAATGGAGAATGAACTTTGTAAGAAGTTGTCTCCTATTCTTAAATATTTTTATGAAAATGGAATGATAAAGTTTTCATATGGCAAAGATGAAATAAGAGTAGATTTTCCTTTTAATGGTTCTACAATATGGGTAGACCCAGCAGATGAACAATCAAGAGGCGGTCGTTCAACTCTTAATATCTATGAAGAATGTCGTTTGCTTAAAAAAGGAACTATTGATTCTGTATTTGAAAAAATGGCTCACCCTAGACAAGCAATGTTTATGAATGACCCTAAATATAGTGGAGATGAAAGATGGATTGAAGAATGCCAATCTGTTTATATCACAAGTGCGAGATTTAAAAATGAGTGGTTTTGGAATACATTCAAAACAGTAGTAACAGAATTTTTTAACAATAAAAGAATTGCATATAATTTCTTTGCTAGCGATATTTTCTTATCAATTGCTTATGGACTAAAGACAAAAGCTGATTATTATAAAGCAAGAAAAACTTCTTCTGAATCAGATTTTCAAATGGAAGACTTAAATATAATGATAGGAGAGGCTGAAAATGCTTTCTTTACTAGAGATATGTTTAAAAAGAATCAGGTTGTTAAAAAGGCTTGGACTTATCCCACAATAGAAGATATTGTAAATTCTACCAACTTAAAAAATAGAGAAAAACAAAATAATGAATATAGATTATTATGGATTGATTATGCTTTCTCTAATACGACATCACAAGAAGAAAACGATAATAGTGTTATAGGTTGTTTGTCTTTGATATATGAAGACGGTAAAATGAAAAGGCTAAATGATTTTATAACAACTCATAGTGCGAGTGATAGTTTTGGTATGGAACAAAAGATAAGAGAAATGTTTTGGTGGTATAAATGCGATTATATTGTACTAGATTTAAGAAATGGTGGAGAATTAGCATATAATAATTTAACTAAAGAATGGAAACATCCACAATTATCTGATAACCAATGGAATCCACATGGATTTACGGTTTGTAATGAAATGGACTTGCAAGTAGTTCCACAAAATAAAATAGATGACTTAAAATCAAGAACAGTAGACCAACAAGCAATTCCTTGCATTATACCAATTGTAGGTACAGCAGAATTAAATAGTACAATGTGGCTAGATTTACAATCAAGATTAAGAAATGAAGAAATATCTGTATTAATAGAAGATATAGACTTTGAAAGAAATTTTGAAGAAACAAAAGAATACTATACGTTATCTATTGAAGATAAAGCAATAATAAGATTACCATTTGTTCAATCTATGGAGTTGATAAAAGAAGCAACTAATCTTTCTCAAGAATGGAGAGAAGGAAAAGTTAAATTATCAGAACCTAGAAGTGGAACTAAGGATAGAATTGTTGCATTGTCTTATGGTAATTATATAGGAACTTTAATACAAAATAAGTTAGATAAAAATAATAATAGTTCTAATGATATAGATTTATCAGAATGGGAATGGCTCAAAGGCTAATTCCCATTAGTACATATTACATTAAATAGAAAGGAGATAAAATGGCTGACACAAATAAAGAGTCACTATCTCAAGAAGAATTAAATGTCACTTTACAATTTGCTAGTGGCTTATATAATGGTTTACAAGGGTTTGGTTATGCTACTCCTTTTACACAAAATCAAAATTTAATTGGTTTAACAAATATACCTACAGATAGACCGACTTATCAAAAAATATTAGAAGCACTTGAAGCAACACCTATGAATACTGAATTATTACAAGGATATTCAGAATTTATGGAAGTTTTCGATACTATATATGGTAAAACAATTGATATGTATTCAACTATACTTGCATTTGACTTAGAAATTTCTTGTAGAAATGTTAAAGATGGCAAGGAATGGAATAGTAAAGAATATAAAGACGATTTAAAAAGGGTATATAAATTTTTAGACCAATTCGGTTATAAACAACAATTTCAAAAAGTTGTAAAGCAAATTTGTAGAACTGGTGTTTCATTTAATACATTGCGTGATTCAGACGGAACATTTAATGACGAAACAATGGAGTTGGAAACAACCAAAAGAAAGAATTTTGCACTACAATTTTTACCACAACAGCAATGTTTAATCACTGGTTATTATGACAAAGGTAGTCCACTATTCGATTTCAATATGAATTATTTCCTTAATGGAACAGTTGACATAAATTTGTTTGACCCAAGTTTTAGAAGTAAGTTTAGAGATATGTATGCTGATAGTGATTATAATAAGTATAATCCATCGGCTCAATTAAATAAACATAATGGTTCATTTGCTAATTATGTTCAAGTTAGTCCCAATGAGGGAAATTGGTGTTTTAAATGGGATGTGGATAATTTCAGTATTGTTCCACCATTTGCAAGTTTGTTAAAGACAGTATTTGATAATGAGACAATATCAAGA